TACACACGTATAACCAATAAGAGTAAATAATATAATTATGAAAATAGGCAAGTATAGTTTTGATTCAAGAGAACAGGCACAAACTAAGATTGATGCTTTAGGAACTGCAATAGATGAAGATGGAAACGAATATCCAACTCACAAAAACACAATCGTACATTTAGGTAATATCGTTTTATCAAATGGAGAATATGATGAAGAGGGTAACGAAACAGTTGCACCAATACTATCTACTGATTGGCACGTAGACGTTCTTTGGAGTGACTTACAAGCTGATGAAGACGGTACTTATTCGCATCCTTACGGTTGGGCTGGTAAAGCAGTAAACATTGACGGTAATGGAGTTCACGCATTCTTTGGATTAGATTACAATAGTTTAAAAATATAATATGAAAGATAGATTAAAAAGTTGGAAAACAACAACAATAGGAGTAATCGCTTTACTTGGATTAATTTACAAAGGCTATACTAATGGTGGTTTTGAAGTTTCTGACTTTTTAATACTAATCGCTGGAGTTGGTTTTATTGGAGTAAAGGAAAAGAACAAAAGTTAAATAAAGTGGATATGCAGGATTTTAAAATAGGTGCGCTTAATTTACTAACTTTTACTGTTAGCTTTTCAAGTGTTGAGCAATGGCTAAAAATAACATTATTAGTTGCTTCAATATTTTACACGGTTTTAAAAATAGTTAAAATGAAGAAAGATGAAGCTGACAAAAAACTTTAATAAATCAGAGTTTGATTGCTCTTGCGGTTGTGATATGCCTAAAGAGGTTTTGATTAACGTTCAGAAATTAGCTAATCAGCTACAAATTTTAAGAGATAGAGTTGGTGTTTCTATAAAAATAAATAGTTCTTACAGGTGTCCTAAAAAAAATAAAGCTATTGGTGGGGTTTCTAATTCACAGCATATTTTAGGTAAAGCGGCTGACGTAGTTATTAGCGGTTTTAAGGCATCTAAAACATTTGACTTAATATCTGAATTAATTGACAAAGGGGATATGTTACAAGGTGGCTTAGGTAGTTATAATACCTTTACTCACTACGACATCAGAAAGACAAAAGCCAGATGGAATTTTACTACAAAATAATATGGATATAAACTTAATTTTATTAGCGCCAGAGGCAATGATTGTTGGATGGCAATATTACAAGCCAGAAGAGGAGTTTAATTTTACAGAGGTTAATCTATTTTTATTCTTTTTTCAAATACAATTAAGATACGGTAAAAACTTATAATATGAAACTTACAAATAAATCTTATATCTTTTTATTATTATTTTTTTTTACTAGTTGTGTGTCTAAAAAACTTGTTACAGACATTCAGGAACGTATTAAAGTCGATACAATATACAAGACTAAAACTATTAAAGAAGTTGAAAGATTCGTAGATACTTTAGTAATTGATAAACCTTGCGATAGTTTAGGCAATTTAAAGCCTTTTAAGCAACTTATAAAAACAAAACAAGGTAACATAACACTTACAGGTTTAAACAACCAGATAACGCAGCAAATTGACTTAAATGGATATAAAGACGTATTAGAAGAAACATATAAAACTAAATACGATAGCTTTGTAAAGAATTATAATAAAGAGGTTGTAAAGTATAGAATACCTTTATGGGTATTTATCTATATTGTTGCATCTGCTTTAATTATCTTTTTACTACTTAGAATAAGATTGTAATATTTGCTTTTTATAATAGTAGTTGTAAAAGATTATATTGCTTTACACCAATCACATTGTTTTTTACACTTTTCAAATTCTAAATCATTATAGTTTATTTCTGCAACATTTTTGCTTTGGCAATAAAACGATTTCACAACACTGGTTAAAGTTAATTTTTGCTTTATTTCTTTTAAACCAAATTCATTTATTACATATAGTTTTGTTACATTAGGTGTTTCTCCAAAACTAATTACTTTACTTTCTATTAACTCTAATATTTCTTTATTTTTCATATCGTTACTTGTTATAATAGTAGTTTATTTAATCTTCATCACAAACATCTAAAGACGAACGTAATTTTTCTAAATCTTTAATTGCTTTATCCATTAATTTCTCTAAATCTTCCATAATATTTGTATTAAAATAATTCATTATAAACTGATTGGTGTACAAAATCTAAATCTTCATTTAATTCGTCTAACTGTTGTTCAGTCATTTTTACACCATTATAATCAGCACTTGCTATAAAAGCATCACTAAAATCTGGATAGTCATTTGTATCTATCCCATCCATTTCTATATTATCAATTTTTTTATAATCCATATCGTTTATTTGTTTTTAATAAAATGTTTTGCTTTTAAAACTTCATTAATACTTTTAATTAAATCGTATCTTTCTCCAACTGTGTAAATACCAGTGTAAAAATCTTTGTCAATTTCTTTTAGAACTTTTATTAAATCTTCCATATCGTTTATTTGTTTTGTCAAATTTATAACCAATTTATTTACCGTGCAAATTTTTAACGTAAATAATTTAAAATATTTTAGAACGGAACTTCAAAAGCATCTGATGCACTCATATTAGGCAATGTTTTTTTATCTTCTTTAAATTCTTTTTTAGGTTTAAAAGTTTCATTTAAAGGATTGTATTTACGTTTAACTTGACCAATCACATCAAGTTCTGTGTCACCCATTCTATAACCTACATCAATCTTTGTAGGATGCCAATAAATAACAACTGGGTTTTCTACATCAGTAGTATTACCACCCGTTTGTTTATTTCTAACGTTATCTACTGAAAATTCATTCTCATTTTTACCACGTCTATTTATGTAATAAGTATAAGATGCTTTGTTTAAATACCAACCACCCTCACCACTATAACTTGTAACATCTTCTTTACTTCTTTGTGCTGATACTGTTGGATGTTGAGATGCGTGTATAGAACAATACTTTTTAGTAAATCGTAACATTTTAACACCTGCAACTTTACCATCTGAATAATCGTTGCCAGTATCTTGCCAACCAAAACTAAAAGAATTTACAGGGTCTAATACCAAAGCGTGTACATCAATGCCACTATTAATAATTCCTTTTGTAACTTCCGTAGCGGTCTTTATATCTTCAACTTCTATAAATATAAAATGCTCATCAATCCATTTAGACGCTTTATTATACAGTTCCCTATCTTCATTGTAAACGTCTTTAGGAAATCTACCAAGCAAATACGCCATATAATTAACTTTCATACTCCATTCACTATTTTCTTGAAATGCAACAACCCAAACAAGGTTATTTACTATTGAAAATAATAATTCTAAGGCTTGATGTATCGTTGTTTTACCATCACCTTTTTTACCAGTCAATAAATAAAACTCATTCTTTTTACATAAGAAATGGTTGTCAAGTTCGTGTATTCCACTACCAAAACCTTTAGGAATACGACCAGTTAAAAAGTTGTCTATATCTTTGTTTATGTCATCAGATTTAATAATAAACTTCGTGTAATCAAAATCATTATTATCTTCTAAAAAATCTGCTGGATTATCTATATCAAACATTTAACTTCTACGGTGTAAGGTTGCATTCATCATTTCGTCTAATTTTGTTTTTACATAATCTAAAGAAAAAGTTTCTTCAAATCTAATTCTATCTTTTATAATTTCATCAGCTTCTTTTGTATCGAAATTCTTTTCTGTTAATCTATTTAATTGATTAGCGCAAAGGTCAGCATAAAAAGCCGAATAAAATAATTCTAAAGGCTTAGATAATTGATTAGATATATTTTTAAATAGAAAATCGTTAAACACAGTTGTTTCACTTTCTCTAATTTGTCCAACTAATTCCATAATATACAACTTAGCGAATAATTCGTTGTTATAGATAGTTTTAGAATCAACCCTATTGATATATCCTAAAAGACTTTTAAGTGCGTTACAATCGCTCTCATCTACTTCTATCGTTCTGTAATTACCATTTTTCATAGGTGATAATTTATAGAGTAGTCTTTTACCCGCATTTTTAACATCCCAGTACTCTTTTGAGTACTTTATTTTTTGTTCGTTTTCCATTTTAAAACATTGTTAATTGTTCTAAATAAGGTTTTAATCTATTGTTTGCAAGTTCTGTGTATTCCTTACTAATTTCGCTACCAATAAATTTTCTTTTTTCTTGTATTGCTGCTACTGCAGTTGTACCTGTACCCATATAAGGGTCGTACCAAATATCATTTTCTTTACCAAAGTTTATCATAAAATATCTTGGTATATCTAAAGGCATTATAGCCTTGTGAACTGATGCAAAAGGATTAGAATGTGAATTTAATATTTCAAATACATTATTTTGACTTCCTTGTTTGAAATTAGCATCATAAAATTTCTTTTTTTCTGGTCTATCATTACTAAATATTACTATAAATTCAAAAGACGAATTAAAGATACCTTTTTCAATATGCGGTATTCCGTTTTTTTTCCATATAATAATATCTTTTATCTTTTCGTTAAAAAACCCTAATATTTTTAAAAAATCAAATTTATTATTACCTAACATTTGTACATTATAAATTACGTGCTTTCTTGTAACTCTTAATAATTCATTAATTAAATTTTTTTGGTTTTCAAAATAATCATCTAATTTATCAGTATAACCCTCATATTTGGTTTCTACCATTTTATTGTCACCTACGTTATAAGGTGGTGAAGTTAAAGCATAATCAATACTTAAATCTTCCATTCTCTTCATTGTTTCTAAATTGCTTTCACAATAGATTTTATTTGTTTCTAAATTATTCATATGCTCCTGTTATTTTATTTCTTGTTTCATCACTTCCTTTAACTTCTGTAAATCCTTTTGATTTGTTTTCAAACCCTAAACGAGATATAATTTTTATATCTTCAACTTTTACTGGTTCTGTAATTTTTAGCTTATCTAAAAGAGTTTTCTTGTAAAATAAATTACCATCATTTTTATAAACTACTTTTTCTAATTTGTGTTTTTTTCCTTTGTGTATTATTATTAAATCACAAAATACTATTTCACCTAATTCTACTTTATTATCCATTATTTTTATTTTTGTAAATCTATTTACAATTTAATTATCTCGCAAATAAATTAGTGTTTATTTTAAAAATATCTTATTTCTTCTTGTTTAGGGTAAACTTTTACTATTGTTTGTTTTCTTAACCAATTAGAGAAGTTAGCACTAAATTCTTTTTTATTATTGTGAACGTGCTTATATTCGTTTAAATGACTTAAAAATAATTTTAAATA